CAACGGTTCAGAAGGTCACCAGCATGGCTGACCGCTACGGCAAAGGTAAAAAATGATGCCAAATCCAAACCTAGCCCCGGTTGAGCCGAGCGCTTATCGCTGGGCTGTTCACTGCTGCTCCTACAAGCTCGACTTGAGCCAAAGCCCAGACCGCGCCGTAGCCTTGTTTGAGCATGAAAGCGCGGCAAACACGTTTGGTCGTCTGATGTGGCCAAGCACTTTTGAGGTGGTGGACCTGCAATCAACTGTGGGAGCGGGGCAATGAACACCAAAATCAAAACCCTGACCGTGAAGCTGTCCGACGCGGAGATTGGCCGCAAGGCCAAGCTTGAGCATGTGCGTGACTTGCGTGATGCCGGTCACCCGGCGTTGCACTTTCGCTTCGCCAAGAACCGTGCCCGTGGCGCCTGGTACTTACTCAGCAAGCGCCGCTGGCATCGCATTGGTGCTTTCCCGGACTTGAGCACCAAGCAGGTGATTGCTGAGCTTCCGGCTGTTCGCTTGCGTGTGTCGGCGGATGTGGGGGCAAGTATTTCTCAATGGGTCACCACGGGTGAGCTGCTGACCTGGTACGCCGGGCGCATGGCCCTCGACCGAAACTTGTCCAGCAAGCGCAAGAATACCGGCGCTTCGGCGATGAAGTGTCACCTGATCCCGCGCCTGGGTGATCTGCCGCTGGTTGAAATTAACAAGGCTACGCTCGACACCTTGCTTATGTGGCCGCTGCAAGAGACACATTCAATCGATTACGTGCGGCTGGTATTTCAGTTGCTGGCTTTGGCGTTCAGGCAGTCGTTAAAGCTGGATCGGATAGCGTCCAACCCGATGGCGGGTATCAAGTTCAGCGACTTTTCTAAGGCCAAGGTACGGATTAAGCCGTCGCGCCTACGCAGTGTGCAGTTGCAGGATCTGTTGGGTGAACTGAGGCAGGCGCTTTATGGAAGTCCGTCTGACGCCATGCTGGCTCTGATGATGCTCTGCCACGGCACGCGTATCGGTGAGACCCGTCAAGCGCGCTGGTCGCATATCAGTCTTGCTGAGGGCGAATGGTTTATTCCGGCTGAGCACACCAAGACAGGGGTTGAGCATCGCCTGCCGCTGACGGATCAGGTGCGCACTTTGTTGATTCAGTACCGCGAGACCCAGACCTCTGGCGGCTATGACGGCCAGTACCTGTTCCCGGCACGCAATGGTAAGTCGTTGAGCGAAGGCCAGTCCTTTGCTGTGTTTACCCGGCTTGGTAAGGGCGAGTGGACCAGTCATGACTTGCGCAAGGTGGCACGCACAGAGTGGGCCGACCTTGGCATAGACCACTTGATTGGTGAGCTGCTGATCAATCACGCGATGGGGCACAACGTGATGGTTTACATCCAGTCGGACATGATGAGTCGCAAGCGTGACGCGCTGGAGAAGTGGCATGCGCATCTAGATCAGAAGGGTTTTAACCTGATCCACGGGCAGACAGGCGTTAGATACGAAGAATCCGGTAATGCGCTGGAGGCCGCTAACGGCGTGGTTTGCAGTGCCATTCAGAAATCAACCGTAGGCGAGGATTAAAAATGGCCACCGCAGCTGCTGAGTTGACTGATCAAGAAGCCAAGGTTGCTCAGATGCTGGGGGATGCTTGGAATGAATACCTGAAGCTGCCCATCGAGCACCCGATGGAGCAGAAAGAGTTCTGCAGCGCTATTCATGCCTGCCAGAACATGGTGTTGGCCAGATGTGGTGTGCGGGCTTTGAAGTCCACCCAGTCAGTAGCGTTGGAGATCAAGTGATGGGTATTTACAAAGACGTAATGGGCACCCTGGTGCGTGTGCTTGCGGCAGACAACATCGACAACTCCACCAAGCAGAGCTGGCAGAAACTGATCGATGCCGAGTTGCGCTCAGGTGGGCAGGGCGCAGGGATCTCGGTGCGGGACAAGTTCGACTATGACTGCTGTCTGTATGCGCTGCTGCACCGTGAGCTGGCCCCGGCTCAGTGGGATGTGCTGGTGGCTAAGTACTCGACGCACAAGGCCAATAAAGTAGGTGCGATCGGGCGATTGGTTACGCGAATTATCTCTCCAGCTCCGCAACTCTTCACTTATAAGGCAGTGACGGCATGGGCAATCCCCAAGCTGCGTGGTGTTCAGGATAGGAAGCGATCCACGGATATGATCGTGCTGCCTGCTGAGTTCTATGACATGAACACTTGGGATTTGGCAGGCAAGCCTGAGTCGACTCGTCGTCGCTGGAAGACCGGCATCGCCAAACGCCTCGAGACGCTGGAGGAGGCCGCTGTCATCGAGGCCACCGAGATATTCGATCTAGAACAAATCTTTATTGATGCCGCTTGACGTAGTGGCGGAATGATCATAAATTACCCCCATCATGTCGATCTTGCGCGTTATGAGAGATGACACACAAAGCCCAGCCACCGAGCTGGGCTTTTTGTTTTCTGCGATTTGATATTGACCACTGCCAGAGTGGCCCCTTGGGGATGTCTGGACACCGATAAGCCGGTAGTGCGGTGGTGCGATAAACACCGGCAGTCAGCGTGCTCTTGCTCCATCACCCTGGAGTAGCGCTCATGGACAGGAGGGGAAAGACCCTCACACCTATTTCAAGGGCTCGCCATATCGGTGGGCCTTTTTCGTTTCCGGCTCCCGTGCCTGCCTCCTTGCTCCGAGCGGATGACAGTGCATTGGGCGCCGGTCTTATTACTCAGTCCCGCCAGGGAACAAGGGCGCAGCCCAGACAAGGACCACTGATGAATACAGAACACCAAACGCTTGCAGATGTGCCCTTCTGGCTGTTGGTGCTGCTGAGCATGGCCGGACTCTCTGGCGAGATGCTGAGGGCATCGGGTAGCGACCTGAGTCTTCGGCAGATCCTGCAGAGAGTAGCCCTGCGCTTCTTGGCATCGGGTCTGCTGGGCATGGCCACGCTGCTACTCGCGCTGGCCCTGTGGAGCAACCTCTACCTGGCTGCTGGTCTGGGCATCGTCATCGCGGTGATTGGTGCCGACGTGGCTGGCGGGTTGTACACACAGATCCTGGCGAAGAAGGCCGGCATCACGACAGGAGGTCGCAATGACCCGATCCAATGACAAGGCCGAGTATTACCAGATGAAGGGCATGGTCAGCGAGCTGACGCCGGAAGAGCAGTCAGAGGTCATGAAGGCTGAGGCCGATGTGATCGCGATTGCCAAGCAGTCCGACAAGGCGTTGATCGGTGCGCTCATGGCGATGATCAAGATCGCAGCTGAGGCGTAGTCGCCATGGGTGTCGACACTAGATCGTTCACGTTCAAATCCCGCCATTACGACACCACCAAGCGCATCACTGGTAGAGCGCTGCAGAAGCGTCGCCTGAGCGTCTGGACCAAAGACCCATGCTGCGCGATGTGCCGGAGGCTTACTGACTTCCCGTCGGGCTTCGAGTTGGACCACAGGGTGCCGCTGTTCAAGGATGGCGAGGACACCGAAGCGAACTGTCAGGTGCTCTGCAATGGCGTGAACGGATGCCATGAGAAAAAGACGGCAGCAGACCTTGGATACCGGCACAAACAGACGATTGGTGCTGATGGATATCCGGTCGAATGAATACGAAATATTCCCATCCGTGGCGCACCATTTCGGAGCGCTGGAAAATATGGGGGAGGGCGGGTCAAGAGTTCTGAGCTCTCGATGCCGGAAATCGACTCCCGCCCTTTTCTTGCGCGACCGCGAAATGAATAGTTTTTTTTCGGAATGAAATCATGGCAGGACGACGACCCACTCCCACGACACTGAAGCTCGTAAAGGGGAACCCGGGGAAGCGCGCACTCAATAAAAAAGAGCCCAAACCAGCACGCTCTATCCCAAGCCCGCCAGATCACCTGACCGACGACGGAAAAGTTGCCTGGGGTCGGCTCACCGTATTGCTGGATCGCATGGGCGTGCTGACCGAGGCCGATGCATTCGCCTTGGAGCGGCTATGCGACTGCTACGCCGACATCCTCGAACTGCGCGAACTCGTCGAGCAGGATGGCCGGACCTATGAAACGACCAGCACCCAGGGTGAAAAGGTCATCAAGGCCAACCCCGCTGTTTCCATGCTTGCCGACGCTGATCGACGCTTTAAGGGCTACCTGGTCGAGTTCGGCTTGACCCCGGCCGCCCGCTCTAAGGTTCAAATAAAAGACGATGACCCAGAAGAAGACCAGTTCGCGGAGTTCTTCGGTTGAGGACCGAGCAACCCAATACGCGACCGAGGTCAACAGCGGCGCCAGAATCGCTGGCCCGGACATCCGAAACGCATGCGCGCGGCACCTCAAGGATCTGAAAGACGGCAAAAAGCGTGGACTGGTCTGGGATGTTGAGGCCGCAACGAAGGCAATACGGTATTACCGGACGGTTCTAAAGCTCAACGGCGGTGATTACGAAGGCAAGCCCTTCGAGCTGCTCCCATGGCAATGCTTCATTGTTGGCAGCGTCTTCGGCTGGAAATCAGCGGATGGCTACCGACGATTCCGGGTCGCTTACGTCGAGACCGGCAAAGGCTCGGGCAAGTCGCCGTTGGCTGCTGGGGTAGCGCTGTTCGGTCTGGTTGCCGATGGCGAGGCGCGCGCCGAAATCTACGCGGCGGCGACCAAGAAAGACCAGGCCATGATTCTGTTCCGCGATGCGGTGGCCATGGTCCAGCAGTCGCCGGAGCTTTCCAAGCGGCTGACCACCAGCGGCACCGGTCAAAACATTTGGAACCTTGCCTATCTGAAAACCGGGTCGTTCTTCCGTCCGATCAGCTCGGACGACGGGCAATCTGGACCGCGCCCGCATATGGCGCTGATCGACGAGGTTCACGAACACAGAAACAACACAGTCGTGGAGATGATGCGCGCCGGTACCAAGAGCCGGAAGCAAGCGATGATCTTCATGATCACCAACAGCGGTTCCAACAAGCTTGGGCCGTGCTGGAGCTATCACGAATACGGTTCCCGGGTTGCCTCTGGCGAGCTTACTGATGACGCTTTTTTCTCCTTCATCTGCTCCCTGGATGAAGGTGATGACCCGATTCAGGATGAGGGTTGCTGGTTCAAGTCCAATCCGTCACTGCAAGACGCCGATCTGCCCGGTATCAAGTACCTGCGTGAACAGGTAACTGAGGCCCGCGGCATGCCCAGCAAAGAGGCGATGGTCCGTCGGCTGAATTTCTGCCAGTGGACCGGCGCCGAGTCTCCCTGGATCAGTACAGACATCTGGAAAGGTGCTGCTCGGGACTTTGACTGGAACGATTTACGGGGCAGGAGAGCGTACGCAGGGCTTGATTTGGCCAGTACGCAGGATCTCACCGGCCTTGTGTTCCTTGTTGAGCCACGAACCCACGGCGAGCCCTGGTTGCTGGTGCCGTTTGCATGGCTGCCCGAAGAAGGCCTAGCTCGCAAGGCCGAGCAAGACCGGGTGCCTTATATCGAATGGGTAGCGCGTGGCGTGCTTGAGACGACGCCAGGCAGGGCCATCAGCAAAAGGATCATCCTTCAGCGGCTTTCCAAGCTGTGCAGCTTTTTCGAGGTTATCGCCGTCGCCTATGACCGCTGGCGCATTGAGGACCTCATCGCCATGGCGAATGACGACGGCATAACCCTGCCGCCGATGATTCCTTTTGGTCAGGGTTACAAGGAAATGAGCCCGGCCGTTGAGCGGCTCGAAGAAATGCTGCTCAACGATGCGCTGGTTCACCCGAATAACCCCGTCATGAACTGGTGCGCGAACAACGCTGTGACCACTTCGGACGACGCAGAAAACCGGAAGCCATCGAAAGAGAAGGCCATCGGCAGGATTGACCTCATCGTCGCCGCAATCATGGCCGTGGGCATCGCAGCGAAAGAAGCTGACGCCGCTCCAGACGTAAACGACTTTTTAGACAATATGGTGATCGCCTAATGGCAGACCTCAACGATTCTGGCTTCTGGCAGCGGTTCTGGAGCCGCTTCAGCGGCAGAACGCGCCTCGATGATGGCGAGCGGGCCGAGCCTTTCGAATCACACACCACTCCATCGGGTTCGGTGGTGGGCGCTGACTCATCGCTGAAGCTGTCGGCGGTCTGGGCGTGCGTGCGGCTCCGGGCGCAGACGGTCGCTTCATTGCCGCTACATCTGCGCGCCGAAGACAAATCGCACGCCAAAGAGCACCCGCTGTACCGGCTGCTGCACTCCTCGCCGAATGCCGATATGACTGCGAGCGAGTTTTGGGAGTCGCAGCTGGCATCACTGGACCTCTGGGGCAATGCGTTTTCCCATATCGTCTGGATCGGCCGGCGCGTAACGGCGCTGATACCGCTCAACCCTGAAAAGATGAGCGTTCGCCGCACCAGCACCGGCAAGCTGGTTTACGAGTACACCAAGGGCGGAAACGTCAAAGAATACGCCGAGGACGAAATTCTCCACCTGAAGGGATTTACCCTGGATGGTTTGATGGGCTTGTCTCCGATCCAGTTCGCTGCCGAAACACTGGGCGGCCTGATGGATGCGAACAAGGCCGCCACTCGCGAGTTTCAGAACGGTTTGAAAGTTGGCGGATTCCTGAAAACGGGAGCCGCGACACTGGCCCAAGACCAGCGGGATCGACTTCGCGCAGGGTTGTCCACGTTTGGCCTGCCGGAGAACGCAGGCAAATGGATGGTGCTCGAAGCGGGCATGGAACCAGCATCAGCCCAGGGCATTCGCATCAATCCTATCGACGCCCAGCTTCTGGAGTCTCGATATTTTGGCATTGAGGAAATCTGCCGAGCGTTCGGCGTACCTCCTCAACTTGTCGGCCACACCAACAAAGCATCCAGCTGGGCCTCCAGCCTGGAGCAAACAAACATGGGGTTCTTGACCTATTCGCTTCGGCCGACGCTGGTACGGATTGAGCAGGCCATCACCAAAAAGCTGCTGCTTCCCGAGGAGCGTGGGCTCTACCGACCGAAATTTTCGGTCGAGGGCTTGCTGAGGGCAGATTCTGCCGCTCGGTCCGACTTCTACTCCCAGATGCTGCAGAACGGGGTGATGAGCCGAAATGAAGTTCGTGCGCTTGAGGATTTCCCGCCAGTTGAGGGCGCAGATGCACTCACCGCGCAGCTGAACCTGACCACTATCGACAAGATCGGGGCTCCCGAGGATCCGAAATGACTCACAAGACCCTGGATTTACATTTTGAAATTAAGGCTGTCAGCGATGACGGCCTTTTTTCTGGCTACGGATCGGTATTCGGCAACGTAGACGGCGGTGGAGACATCGTTCACGCAGGCGCTTTCACCAAATCCATCAAGGAATGGGAAAGCCGCAAGCGGATGCCACCGGTTCTTTGGAACCACGACCGGAATGAGCCAATCGGCGTTTACACCGCCCTGCGAGAGGATGAAAAAGGCCTCTACGTTGAGGGCAAGCTGCTGGTTGAAGAGGTGCAGCGGGCTCGCGAGATCCACGCACTTATGAAGGCTGGGGCGCTTGACGGCATGTCCATCGGCTATGGCGTTCGCGGCGCTGACCGGGACCGCGCGACTGGCATTCGAAACCTCAAGGATCTGCGGCTTTTCGAAGTCAGCATCGTGACGTTCCCAATGAACGAAGCGGCAACGATCGATGCCGTGAAATCTGCACTGGAGGAGGGCGCGCTGCCAACCCTCCCGGAATTTGAAAAGTTCCTGCGCGAGGCAGGCTTTTCCAAGACCCAGGCTGCTGCCGTCGCAAGTGGCGGCCTGGTTAAGTTGCTCCGGAGTGAGTCCGGCGACACCGAAGCGAAAACGCTAAGCGATGCGCTGGCGATTCTGAAATCAAATTAAGGATTCACTCCCATGGCTGACGAAAATCAACTCGTTGAACTGACCAACGAATTCAAAAAAGCGACCGATGAGGTCAAGAAGCTCGGTGAAGACATCACCGGCAAGATGGCGGCGGGCGAGAAGATCACCGGCGACCTGAAAGAGCAGGCCGACCACGCACTGACCACCATGAACGGCTTCAAGGCTCGCGTCGATGAGCTTGAGCAGAAGCTGGCGCGACACGGCGAAGATGACGGCGGCCAGGAACAGAAGAGCTTCGGCCAGCAGTTCGTGGAGTCGCAAAACTTCAAAGGTTTGGCAGAATCCGGCTCGCAACGTGGTCGCGCCGACATGCAGTTCAAGGCAACCATCACCTTGGCTACCAGTGACGCTACAGGCTCTGCCGGTGCAACGGTTGCGACCACCCGTTTGCCAGGCATTGTTGCTCAACCTGACCGTCGCCTGACCGTTCGCGACCTGATCACTCCCGGCCGCATGGATGGCAATGCGCTGGAGTATGTGCGCGAGACCGGCTTCACCAATGCGGCCGCCGCTGTTGCTGAAACAGCGAAAAAGCCGCAGTCGGATATTCAGTTCGACCTGGTCAGCACTACCGCGAAGGTGATCGCGCACTACGTCAAAGCCTCCCGCCAGATCCTGTCGGATGCGCCGATGCTGGCCAGCTACATTGACGGCCGTCTGCGCTATGGCCTGGCCTACAAGGAAGAGCAGCAGTTGCTCAACGGCGACGGTACGGGTCAGAACCTGCTCGGCATCGTGCCGCAGGCCACGGCGTTCGCGGCACCATTCGCCTTGATTGGCGCGACCACCATGGACACGCTGCGTCTGGCGATGCTTCAGGCAGTGCTCGCGGAATTCCCAGCGACCGGACACGTACTCAACCCCATCGACTGGGCGCGTATCGAGCTGACCAAGGATAGCGAAGGTCGCTACATCATCGGCCAGCCACAAGGCGTTGCGTCTCCGACCATGTGGGGCCTGCCGGTTGTGTCCACCCAGGCAATGGCTTCAGGCAAGTTCCTGACCGGCGCTTTCCGGATGGGTGCTCAGCTGTTCGACCGCTGGATGGCTCGCGTTGAAGTGGCTACCGAGAACGAAGATGACTTCGTTAAAAACTTGGTAACCATCCTGGCTGAGGAGCGCCTTGCACTGGCTGTGTACCGCCCTGAAGCCTTCATCTACGGCAACGTTGTTCCAGCCGTCTGATCAAGCGGGGCCGGGTTAAACCGGCCCCATGAGGTGAATCATGAGTCAGAAAACCATTTATACCGTCGACCGTCAGCACCTTGGCGACCGCATGTACATGCCTGGCGAAGACCGCGAGCTTGATCCGAATGAAGCCAAGCGTTTGGTGGAATTGGGCGTCCTGGTCGAGAAGAAGGCCGAGCCAAAAGTCTCGAACAAATCCCTGAAGGGCGCGCCCGAGAACAAATAATGAGCCTGATCGATATCGAAGACGCAATGCTGCATGTCCGGGCCGAGGAGGCTGACAGACGCCTTGTCCAGCTTTATCTGGATGCGGCCGAAGACAGCGCTGTGCGCTTCATGGGTCGCAGCGTCTATCCCGATCAGGCAGCGCTGGATGCGGCACTGGAGGCGGAAACGGCCGGCGAATATCCGATGGTCGTCAACCCATCTATCACCTCCGCCTGTCTTCTGCTGGCAGGTCACCTCTACGCGAACCGCGAAGACGTGGCCACCGGCGTGAGTGTCACCAAGATGCCGATGGGCTCCACCTTCTTGCTCACGCCTTACCGCGCAAACATGGGGGTTTGATATGAGAGCCGGACCAATGCGTCACCGCTGCTCAGTGCAGTCCATTCAAGAGGTTCCGGACGGCTACGGTGGTTATTCAGAAGACTGGGTTGAGCTTCGGAAGGTCTGGGCTGAGATCACTACTCCCACCGGGCGCGTCAAGGTCGTAGCCGATCAAGTAGTGAATTTGGTCACTGCCGAGATCCGCGTCCGCTATGCGCCTGACCTGGTGGCTCAGATGAGGATTATTCATTCCGGAACCACTTACCTGATCGAGGCAGCACTGCCTGACAACGAGCGCTCCATGCTTCGGCTGTTGTGCTCCAACGTTCCAAACCCCTGAGGTGTAAATCATGAAAGTTCGAGCATTGTCCCGAATCTCGGGGCCGATGGGCATCAAGGTGCCAGGCGAAGAGTTTGTTGTTGATGCGGCCACGGGTGCCGATCTGATTGATCGCCGGGCCGTCGTCGAGGTTGTCGCCGATACAGTCCCGGTCGAAGTTGAGCCCAAGGCCAAGCCAACCAGACGGAAAGCCTGATCATGGCCCGCCGCTCTAGCGTGCAGGGTGATTTCAAGCTGCGCGGCCTGCTGCGTCGGATCGGCAACGAGATGGAAAACGACCTGCGTCCGGCGATGGTCCAGGCCGCCAATCTGGTGCTGGCCACTCAGCAAGAGATGATCCCTAAGGACGAAGGTGATGCTGAAAATGCACTGACAGCTTTTGTCTCGAAGTCCGGCCTTGATGCTCAGATCGGCATTCGCGGCAAGAAGAAAAATCAGAAGATTTTCTATGCGAAATTCATTGAGCACGGAACCAAGCAGTACACGCGTGGAGATGGCGTTGTCGCGGCTCGTCCTGCACACCCATGGCTGCGCCCGTCCTACGACATGAACCGGGACGAGATCCAATCAATCATCAGCAGGGCGATTGCCAGCACGCTGAAGAAGGCTGCGGAGGCTAGATGAGTGACCCAGGCTTAGCGCTGCAAAAGGCGCTGCTCCACAGGCTGACGGAGCCAGGCGTTATTTCCTGCAAGGTATTCGATTGCGTTCCTGAAAAGACGCGGCTTCCGTATGTCGTGATGGATACTGAGATTTCCAGCAACGCCACACCAATCTCCGGAAAGAAGCGCGAAAACAGGCTGTTTTATCTGTCGGTTTGGAGCAATTACAAAGGCCAGGCCGAGGTGAAGCGCATCAATGCCGAGATCGCGGCCGCTCTGGATCGGATCGCGCTCTCCTTGCCCGCCGACCAAGGTCGAGCCGTGTCGGTACGCGTTCTGCGCACTGAAACAAATCGCGAGCCGGACGGCAAAACCTACATGGGCTCCGTCGTTCTCAGCATCCTCACCCAACACTAAACCGCTGAACCAACGCCGCGCTGCGGCTACATCACCTGTCCTCAGGAGGACTACCCATGCCTATTAATACCGGCGCGAATACGCGGATCTCAATTGGTCCGCGTCTCTCGGCCAAATTGCCGGCTACCGCTGCGGCTGCCGTCACGCTGCTTGCAGGTCTGGCTTATGTCGAGATCGGCGAACTGGAAAGCATCGGCGACTACGGCGACACCATCAACGACGTGACCTTCTCCGCACTGGCCTCCGGTCGAGCGACTCACCTCAAAGGTCTGGCAGATGCCGGTACGGTCGAGCTGTCGATTGGCTTCGATGCTGGGGACGCCGGCCAGCTCGCACTGGTGACGGCGTTTCTGGATCGCTCGCAGTTCGACTACCCAATCAAGGTCGAGTACGTCGACGGTCTGGTGGACTACTTCGCGGCCAAGGTCATGAGCAACAAGAAGACCGGCGTGAGCGTTGAAAGCGTGGTTAAGCGCACCGTGACCCTCGGCATCAACTCCGAAATCTACGAAGTGCCTGACGCTCCGTAATTCGACCCGCCTCCACCGGTGCCGCAATTCTGCGGCGCCGGCATAACCCCTATTCGATAAAGAGAGATACCCATGTCCAAGACTGACCACGGCACTACCGATGTTGTTGTAGGTTCCGAGATTTACACCCTGAACTTCAACCTGAAGGCTGTTCGCAGCATCGAGCGCTTTTTTGGTGGTATCAGCCCTGCCTTGGCGGAATTGCAGAAGTTCAGCCTGGCCGCTGCCTCCAGGGTGATCATCGCCGGCGCAAACCTGACCTTGAAGCCCAAAGAGGTAGAGGCGCTTGAGGAAGAAATCTACGAGCAGGGCGTCGGCGAAGTGACTGTGCCTCTGATTACCTACGTCGTGGCATTGCTGAACCCTGCGGCCAAGACCGAGGAAGAACTGGAAAAGGCTGCTGAAGAGCCAGAGAAAAAAGCAAAAAAGTAAATCGTCCTGCCAACGGTAGTTATGTCGATGAGGTCTTCGGCATGGCTACGGGCTGGCTGGGCTGGTCTGCGCGGGACGCATGGGAAACTCCCGTGCCTCAGATCCTGATGGCCTGGGATGCAAAGCTGCATTTCCTGATTATGACCAATCCCAATGGACAGCCAGAAAGCGAGCAACCCAAAGAGGCCGTCGCCAAGGATGCGCGGATGGGATTCAGGGTGGCAGCTATGAGCAGGAAGCAGGACGCCGCGTAGGGCGCCATGCTTTGGCGCTGGCGTTTTGATACTCTCCATTGATCTTTTTTTGGAGAGCGCCATGGAAGTCAGGGAAGTATCGAGAGCGCAGGTCCGGCAGTACGTCGAGAAGAAGCACGCCGAGCTTGTCAGATTCGGGCTAGAGGGCGGGAACGTTCACCAGAAGTCGCTGGATCAGCGTGATGAACTCGAGAAGAGTTTGCAGGGGCTTACCGCTACCGAAAAGGAGGCGTTCTATAGCGTGTACGTTGAAGAGTTGAATGCTTGTGCTGAGCACTCATTGGCGGAAGCTGAACAAGTGAAGGGTAAAGCAGGTGATAGCGATTCCGGCGTCGAGCTGGCTGTCCAGCTGATTGCATTAGGTATTTTCGCTGCGATAGTCATTGGTGTGTTTATACAAATGACCAGATAAATGTAGCCCTATCCCAAGCCTGCTTTAACGCGGGCTTTTTTATGTCAACAGATCGCCGTTTGGCGATTTTTTTCGCCTGGAGAAAATATATGGCAGGTCAAGAAGTCCAGGGGATGCTGATCCGACTAGAAGCCACTACGGCGCAGCTCCGCCAAGAAATGGCGAGGGCTGACTCGTCTGTCGCGCAGGTCTCTGGGCGTATTGATCGTCAGTTGTCACAGGTTGACTCTGCTTTCGACCGAGTTGGCCTCAGTGCTCAGCGTATGGGCGGGATTCTAAAGGGCGCTCTTGCCATCGGTGTTGGTGGCGCTGGTATTGGTGCACTGATTAGCCAGGCCGAGGCATACACGCAAATTGCCAACCGGCTGAAACTGGTGACATCGAGCAGCGCTGAATTCACGGTTGCCCAAAATGCCGTTTTCAGCATTGCGCAAAAGTCGGGCCAGCCCCTTACTGCCACAGCCGAGCTATATCAGCGGATCGCCCAGAATCAGGACGCCCTGAAACTGAGCGGCAAGGGTGTGGCTGGAATCGTCGAAACCATCAGCAAGACAATGGTTATCAGCGGGGCTTCTGCTGAAAGCTCCAAGGCGGCATTGATCCAGCTCGGCCAAGCCTTCGCCTCTGGAACCCTGCGTGGCGAAGAACTGAACTCCGTCATGGAGCAAGCTCCGGCGCTCAGCCAGGCTATTGCCAAGGGCATGGGTGTGTCCGTGGGCGCACTCCGCGCTCTGGGTGCAGAGGGCAAGTTGACAGCTGAATCCGTCGTGCAGGCGTTGCAAGCGCAGCAGGGCGCGGTGGATGCGCTGTTCGGCAAGATGCAGGACACAATTGGTACCGGTCTGACCCGCGTTCAGACATCGTTTACCAAGATGATCGGGGAGGGCGACAAGGTCGGCGGGATGAGCTCCAGGATCTCGGCGGCGCTTACATCTGCCTCCCGGGCGATGGATGCGGTTACGGCGGATGGTGAAGGTTTCACCGAAACCATCAAAAACGTGGGCAATGCCCTAGAAAACGTTGCGTATGTGGGGGGCGCGGCACTAACGCTTGGCGCGGGGAAACTGGTTGCCTCGTTCGCGCAGTCCACTGCCGCCGCGGTCAAGCAGGCGGGCGCTCTTGTGCTCACCACAAAAGCAAGCCTTGAGGCTGTCACCGCCGAAGCGGCATTGGCCCGGCAGTCGCTGGCAACTGCGCAGACTCGACAGGCTGAAGCTGCCGCAATGGTAGAGCGCGCCGCAGTCGAGCTTTCGAGTGCAGAGGCCAAGGTTGCGTCTGATCGCCTGCGCCAGACATCTGAAATAGGGAATATCAAGGCCGTTCAAAGCACTCTGGTCGCCGAGCGAGTTCTCGAGGAGCAAAGGTTACGCGCTCAAATAACGGATCAAGGCAGAGCTATGTCGGTGGCGCGGATCGCTGCGCTACGTCTTGATGAAGTTGCTATCACCAAGCAGCTGCAGGTCGCTGAAACCTCCCTTGCTGCGACAACGGTTGCAACATCTGCCGAAATCACAGCAGCCCTGGCTTCGCAAACGGCTGCGCGCGGCGCTCTTGCTGAAACAACGCTTACAACCAATGCCGCCTCGGCTGCATCGGATCGGGCTTCTGCTGCCGCATCAGCCACTGCCAAGGCGACAACGGTGCTCACAGCATCCGGCGGCGGATTGTTGGCGCTCTTGAGCGGTCCTGTCGGCCTTATCGCTATGACCGGGCTTGTTGCCGCTTCTTTCATCGACTTCGGTAGCAGCGCCAAAACCGCCACGTCCGCGCTGATTGATCAGAATCTGACGGTTGATGATTCGATTGCCAAGTTCAAAGAACTCGGAGCAGCACAGCGAACCCTTCAGGTATCGACTTGGAGTGAGAAGCAGGCGGATGCCCTGGACGAGGTCGGTACAGCGCTCAGCGAGTACTCGATGCGCGGCAAGCAGGCTTTCCAGCAGCTAGGCATGGCCGGTATCGAAAGCGGGGAAGCGTTCGACAAGCTTATGGAGGAGGTTCGCGCCGGCTCCAGATCTCTGAATAGCGTCACTGAATGGGTAAAAGAGAACAAAGCGATTCTTCCTGCTTACACCACCATGCTCGAGCAAACAGCAGCGGCGTATGAGATAAACGGACTCAAAGCCGACAAATACGGGAAATTGCTCGGCCAGGTTCGAGACACGACTGCCTCCGTGACTTCCAGTACCGAAAAACTGAAAGTCGCTCAAAAAGATTCAGGCCAGACTGACGCAAGCAAGGCCGCATGGGACAAATACGTCGAACAGTTGACCAAAACCCGTGACCTGCTCGGGGCGAATGCTGCTGCTGAGGCTGCCTATACGGCCGCCAAAATGGGGGCAACACCGGCCCAGGCTGCGCAAGCGAAACTCATCGCTGACCAAACTGACACCCTGAAAAAGTATCAGGACGCGATCAAGGAAGGCGACAAGGTTCAGCAGGCCAGTCTCAAACTGCAGCTGGTGGCTCTTTACACCGCCGAAGACGCAGCCACTCAGGCAGCAGCGGTTCAGAAAACAGCCCTTGATGAGACCGCGAAGGCGGCAGAGGAGAGCGCTACCCGCCAAGTTAATGCCATGCAGCGCATCATCGATCAGACGATGCGCGTGGCAACGGGGCAGAACATGCTCCTCGTTGCACCGCCAAAGCAGAACCTGACCGGTTACGGCCTTCTCACCAATGGCGGCACTGCGCCAGCCGTTCCGGCTACGCCAAAAGCCACTCCACTTGATCGCGCAACAGCCGCCATCGCCCAACTTGACGCGACCACTGAAGCGAACAAGCGCGTGGACAAGGCGGCTAATGCTGCCGCGACCGCCATTAAAAATCAGGAAAAAGCCCTTACCGACCTGCTGGCCAAGTCTGGTATCTCGACCACTGCCGCCAATCAAATGGCTGACGCTTACCTGGCTGGCGCGGATAACGTTCGCGCAATCACCATCCAGCAGCAGATCGAAGAGGAATTGCTCAAAACGGGCGCGGGTGCTCGCGACAAAGTGACCGCCGCCGTCAATGCTCTGCAGGACGCCGAAGATCGCCGGGACGTAAACAAAAAAATCGCTGAGATGAAGGTTGAGATCGACAACACTTTGAAACAGGCCACGGCCACGATTCAGGGTACTGCCGCGCTCGAGGCATTCAATATCGAGAAGGCCGTGCAGGCCGAACTGATCGGCAAGAACATCGCCATCGGTAGCGAGGAATACAAGCAGCTGCTGGCCACCACCAAGGCTCAATTGGATGCGAACAAGGCACTGGAAAGCGCGGGCCGCATCGAAGGCATCATTGATCGTCTCAACCCGGAGATCAAACTGCTCAAGGATTATGAGCAGGCGCAGCAAGACATTTATGCGGCGATGGAGTTGGCGCCTGGCAAAACCGCGCTCTACCAAGACGCCCTGGTCAAGCTCGGCAACGAGTACGAGGTCAACCGCAGCAAGGCCACGCTCTGGGGTCAGATGACCGAGGCGGCCGTTGATCGTATCGACGACGCTTTTGCTGATATGTGGAAGTCGGTGCTGAGCAAGTCCGGCGACTTCATGGATACGCTCAAGAACAGCTTTCGGCAGTTTCTGGCCGAGATGCTGCACATGGCTATTACTAAGCCGATCATTGTCCAGATTGCCTCATCGCTCGGAGTTGGAGGTGCTTCCTCTGGCGGGTTGTCCAGCATTCTAGGCGGCGGCTCAGGCGGCGGAATGAATGCGCAGGGCATGTTCGAGACCGCTTCCAAAGCGTACAGCGTTTCGACTTCAGCATTTGGTGATGCGGTTAGCGCGGGATGGACCGCTGGCGAAGGTTTCTTGGGTGGTGTGCAGGGCGCATTCAAGGCCGGTTCCGGTTATTTGAGTTCGAGCATCGGCAGCCTGTTTGGCAGCGCTGCCGGTTCGAGCGGCGCCATGGTGAACGGTGTTTATCAATTGGGTTCTAGCGGCGGCGTTGCAACGGTAGATCTTATTTCAAACACCGTTACTAACAGTTCAGGTGCAGTGACGGGCAGCGCCAGTGCAGCAACAACCGCGGCTGGTAGCGCAGCTTTGAGCGGGACCAGTGCTCTAATGTACGGCATCGGCGGTGCGATTCAGGGCTACCTGAAGGCTGGCGTTAAAGGTGCTGTGGCGGGGGCTGGTGGCGCTGTAGCTGGTGCATATGCAGGTGCTGCAGTCGGATCGGCTATCCCAGTGATCGGCACCGCGATTGGCGCGGCAATCGGTGCTGTTTTGGGTGGCATGTTCGGGTCATCGCTGTTCGGCGGGGACTGGGTAACGAAAGATCAAGGCTTTCAGCTTGGCGTTAATAATGGCGAGCTAAATTCCTACAACTTCGAATACCAAAAAAAGAAGGGCGGGCTGTTCTCCTCGAATAAAAAGCGCACTCGGCTATCTGCTCTAGATCCTGACATGCAAGCAGCTCTAGATAACACCTACGCTTCAACGCTCGGCACTGTCATTGGATTATTTGACAGTCTGAACGTCGAGTTAAGCGATGGCGTTCTCGACGGACTGAACGTCTCAGCCACTAAAATCAGCACCAAAGGTAAAACGGCAGAGGCCATTCAGGCAGAACTGGCCAAGTGGTTTGGCGGCCTGGCCGACGCCGCAGCTAGTGAGATCAACAAGGTTACAGATACCGGATTCGGCAAAGAGCTGAACTTCGAATATCTGACGACTTTCGTTAACAATCTTTACAGCGTTGCTGGCAGCCTCGAAATGATCGGCGCTAAAACGGTGGATTTCAATATCATTGGTGGGCGCGCCGTTGAGCATCTCGTTGCACTTGCCGGAGGTATCGAAAACCTAAATAAAAACATCACTACCTTTTACGACGGATTCACGACAGATCTACAGAAATCTGCCAGCACCCTTGATGGTGTGCGAGCGCAATTCGCCGCTATGCAGGTAGTTTTGCCAGAGACGCGACAAGGCTTCGCTGACGTGGTGAAAGGGCTCGATACCGCCACAGAGGCCGGCCGAATCTTGTTCGGTTCGCTCACGGCGAACTCTGAACAAGCCGCTGCTATGTACACGATCCTGGAGCAGCGCGAATCCGCCTACCGCTCGGCGTTTTTCACCGAGGCGGAAAACACTGCCCTGGCCATCAAGAACACCACGACCGAGCTGAAGGCGATGGGTGTCACGCTTCCGGCCAGTCGCTCCGAGTACCGGAAGATGGTGGAGGAGGCTGCCAAGTCGACGACCGACACCGGCAAGTCGATGTACGACACGCTGATGAACGCCGCTGCAGCTGCAAGCACGGTGTTCGACGAGCTGGAGCGGCGCCTGAACCAAGGCGTCACAGACAGCTTCTCAGGCGTACAACGCTCCATCTCAGCCCAGCAAAAGGCCGCAACGGCTGCCTATAACGCGACCAACACTTCGCTCAGCGACATGTCCGCAACGGCGGTGAAGAGCGTTACCGACCTGTCCTCGGTCAGTAACTCGCTTGAGTCTGCGCTCAAATCCTTGCGCGGCACGTCTGACGATGCCGTGAAGACTTTGCGTGCCCAGGCCCAGGCTACGTTGCAGTCGGCACTGGCGACGGCGCGGGCTGGCGGTTCGTTGGCCAGCTTCACCGGTCTTGAGGATGCGCTGGACACGGTCAGCGACAACAACACCGACCTGTACGGATCCATGGAGGACTTCGCGCGCGATCAGGGCCGTACTGCCAACGTTGTGGCTGAGCTGAATGCCATCAACGGCAAACAGCTCACCGCCGCCGAGAAGCTGCAGAAGAGCATCGAGGATCAGATCGGCGTGGCCAAGCAGGCCTACGACGCGCAGATGGCTCAGTTCGACCAGCAGCTTGAGATCGCTCAAGCCCAGATGGACGCCTTCAACGGCATCGACACCTCGGTGAAGAGCGTAGAGGCGGCCATCAAGGCGCTGAACGGATCGCTGATCGCCTCTCTGGCTGCCAAGCCTGCGACCGGTGCGGGTAGCGCGGTAGCGAACACAGCGGCGAACAACGCCACGGTGGTCGACACGCTCTATCAGCAGCTCTTCGGTCGCACCGCTGACGCTGGCGAGAACAAGTACTGGGCGGATCGTCTCGGTTCCGGAAATCTTCCGTACGCCGAGATCGTGGCCAACATGACGCAGTACGCGAGTGCGGCGGACAAGGCGGCTATGGCGGCGAAGGGACACGCCACGGGCGGACTCATCACAGGCCCTGGCACCGGCACAAGCGACAGCATCCTGGCGCGACTCTCCAACGGTGAGTACGTCATGACGGCTGAAGCGGTGCGAATGTTCGGTACCGGCATGCTCGATCAGATGAACGCCGGGCTGTTACCGGCATTCGCAATGGGAGGAGGTATCGGTGAAGCGGGTCCGCAACTGGAGGTTACAGGGCCGAGCCGGATCTATGCACCGCAGCCGCGCGCCCAAGCATCGAGCGGGCAGGGGTCAATCAACGCAGAAACCCTGGGAGAGCTGAAAGCAATCCTGCAAGAAATGCGCACCCTGTCTAGCCATGCGAAGAAAACCAGCGATAACACCGACCAGCTTGCAACGGTCGGCACCCAGGTGATCGGCACCGTTCAAGTGAAGGAAATGGCATGAGCCAGATGATCGTCGTACCGGGTTTGGAGGTGACTCCGGCCCGGCTGATTTCCAGCACCCTGCCTGCTGCTGATTACGATGCATGGAGTTCGACCAAGTCCTACGCTATCGGCGACCGGGTCACGGTTGACCGGATCAACTATGAAGCCCTGGTCGTGCACACCAATCGCAATCCGGTCAGCGATACCGTGACACCGGCGGCCTGGCTCAATGTGGGTTGGATCAACCGGTACCGGATGTTCAACAAGCAGATCGGCAACACCTGGGCCATCGGTTCTTTCTCCAGCGCAGCAAACGAGATCGACCTGCTGTTTCGACCTGGCCAGCGGGTGAACGCCATTGGCCTGGTTGGAGTGATCGCCTCAAGCATCAGGGTCGTGATGACGCAGCCCGGTAACGAAACGCCGATTTACGACCAGACATTCGTTATGACAGCGCCGAGCGGGAGGGGCTGGTACCGGCACTTCTTCAGCCCCTTCAGCACTCGTGAAAACCTTGCGGTGCTGGATCTGCCGCCGGCAAGCAATGCTGATATTCGCGTGACGATCAGCGCGCCAGGCGGCACCGTCCGCGTCGGCATGATGATCATCGGTTGGTCCCGCGCCATTGGTACCGCCGTCTACGACACTTCGCTCGGCCGCAAGAGCTACACGACCGTGAAGGAAGAGTTTGACGGCTCAGTGACGATGACCAAGCACGGCGCGCGAAGGCAGATCACTTACCGCGTCGTGATGCGCGGCGACGAGGTGACCGACGCGCTGCGCACCCTGGACCCGCTCGACGCGACAGCGGCCCTCTACGTAGGTGCCGAAGAGCTCGATTACACGATCATCGCCGGCACCTATGACGACCTAGACATAGGGCTGCCAACGTTTAATCACGCCACCTACAACCTTAATGTCAGGAGCCTCATGTAATGGCCATTCCACCACTTGCGCCGCTGCCGGTACCGCCCCTGGCGACCGACTCGGAAGTTGTCTTCAACGGCAAGGCAGATGCGACGCTGCTGGCTGAGAAACAGTTCGTTGACCAGATGAACGCCACGACGATTCCCGGCATCAACGCCGCCTCGTCACAAATCGCGGCTGATGCGTTGTTCGCGGGTCAAGCCGCCGACCGCGCCGAGGCCGTCAACACCAACGTCAGCGAGCAGGTACAGGCTGCCGAAGCAGCAGCGAACAATGCCGCCGCGTCTGCCGCCGCCGCCGAATCAGCCCAAGGCTCTATCGGCAATCTCGCATTAATCCACTCACTCACCATCGGCATGATGCGGAGATTTTAAATGAACACTTTCAACGCACCATTCGCGCAGAAGTTCAAGAGCAACACTGCGACTGTTACTGCTGCACTGACTGGTATTGGCAGTTCCACTGTAGTGGGGGCTCAGTTGCTGGCGACTGGCGGTGATAATGGGTCGCTGCTGGTCAAGCTGACTGCAATCCCGCGTGCAACGGTCACGGCGGCATCGCTAGTTCTGTTCCTCGTCAAGGCTGGCGCACCCACGGTATACCAGCTGATCGACTCCGAGCTGATGGCGGGCTACACGCTGGCCGCGACTACCGCCGTTCCTGAGACGGTTTTCGCCAATATCACATGGGCCACGCCGCTTGTACTTGACGCTGGCGACATGCTCTACGTCGGCTCGCAAGTCGCACTGGCTGCCGGGATCGTCTTCTACGCTGAGCAGGCCGACCTATGATTGGCAACCCTTTAGGGAATCCGCTGGGTAATCCGCTGGGGCTGGCGCGGAATAATGGCCTACAACGCGGGCCGTTAGAGATATGGCAATCAACGACCGGGGTGATTACGGTGCCTGCTGGATTTAGCCTAATGCGCATAACTCTGTTTGGTGCTGGCGGTGCTGGCGGGACGGGAATCCTTAATGATGGAGGGATACCCTGTGCAGGCGGAGGAGGTGGCGCGGGAGGCGCGGCACAATCAGGGATTATTCCTATATCTTTGAAAGAAATTTCATTTTCCGTCGCAAGTTCGGTCGCTAGTGTTTCTTACTCCAGCGTGGATTTAAGAGCTACTAGCGGCACCAATGGAAGCAATGGTCTTGTTCCCAATGCGTACAGTAAGCCTACCGCGCCGGGTGGCGTCGGCGGAGTCGGAACGGGAGGCGTAATCAATATTACAGGTGAGCCGGGGGGCTACGGAGAATCAAGCCCACCGACCGCCCACGCGGTCAACGGAGGAAAAGGCGGCGGAAGTGAACCTGCCTTGAATGCAATGGCAGGGGCTGTATCGCGAGGCCCTTTTTCGGGAGCAGTAAGAGGCAGTGCCGGTTTTGCGGGCGGAGGAGGTGGCGGCGGTGATAGCGGAGAAAACTACTCGCGCGCAAGAATTCCTGGTAAATACGGCGGTTTAGGCAGCGCAGCGACTGTGAGGATCGAATTATGGTAGCCCTAATCAAAGTCAAAGATGGCGTAGCGAGTCGCGAGCCGCTTCCTGAGTTCCTGTATGGCTTGCTGCCTGAATCCCTCGCTGATTTGTCGTGGACCGACCCAGCATTGGGCGTGCAGAACGCGGCATGGTGGCCGGAAGAAGGCGTGTCTGATGAACTGGGCGTCAACAAGAAGTGGGGCGCCGAGGTCCTGACCCTGGATGCTGAGCGCAAGGTCGTGCTGGTGAAGCGTAAGCAGGTCGCCATGACCGCCAGTGAAAAGGCGGAGCGGGATGAAGAAGTCACCACGCAGTGGGCAGACCAAATCGCCGCGCGCCGCTTCCAGGTAGAAACCGGCGGTGTCACCGTGGCGGGCGTGCAAATCAACACTGAGCGCGATAGCCAGTCGTTGCTGACGGGCGCGGGGTTCGCTGCATCCCTCGACCCTGGCTATCACATCAAATGGAAGGCGGAGACGGGCTTCGTTGATCTGACGGGCGAGCAGGTTATGGGCATTGCCTCGCAGGTCCGGGCTTTTGTACAGGCCTGCTTCAATCGTGAGGCTGAACTGCTCGGCGCAGTCGCTGACGGCTCGATCACTTCAGAAATGCTGGAAGGGGGCTGGCCGCCATGAGCGCTGGCCCTCCCTGCATGCGCTAGGCGGGAAGATACTCTATGCCGCCTTGAGTCTGCCCAGTCAGTGCGATCTGGTTTTCGGAGGACTCTGAAAATCCGACGAGAACGTCGCTTCTTGTTCTGGAACCGGTATCAAGCTGATCAACCCACCATGTCAGGCCACCCTGATCGGCAGCCCGACCAAGTACGTGCTGGTACATGCTCGTGGCGAACTCCAAGTTGGTTGGGTTTGCGCCATTAAGATTTATGAACTCAGCACTGGTAATGAACTTGGCGGCCACGTCAAGCAGTGTTGCACCTCCATCCAATTCATTGATCCAATACCCAAGTCCACCTTTGTCTGGTGTCCGATCAAACGCAGCCTTGTAGAGCCGATAGGCTTGGCCAGAGTTGCCATTGATATCAAGGGCGACGGTTTTATCTGTGAAATGAATGCGCTCGATACTGTCCAGGTATACGCCGAAGAAGCTGCCATCAGGCTTGGTGTAGGTGAACTGTTTCAAATCAGGTTGAAAGGTCGCATTCTTGGACGACGTGTTGATAAGGAGCGTATCTTTACCTGCGAGGCCAGAAATCCTCACGGATGAACTAACAGCATTCACATCAAGAAAGATGGTGTCGTTGAAGTAACTGCCTGCCGTGGTGCTGGACGTTACATTTATGGAGCTGCCAGAAGTGGTTGGGCCGTTCGGAGTGCCCCATAGATATTGGAGTGCGAGGAGATCGTAGTCACCCAGGTGTTCTGTATTACCACCGTTGTAGGCCATGATCGTGTGGTTAGCAGTAGAAAGCTCTGCGGGCAGATACGGGCCGGTATCGAACTCACTGTATTGGCCCGGATGCTTGAGCCCAAGAGCGTGCCCCGTCTCATGAAGTGCTATTTGACGGCCCTCGCCACTGATAAGGTTTTGGAATTGAGTAAACGTGGAATTCAACCAAACCACAGAGCCGCTGGCATCAGTTTTTGACTCTGCGTTGCTCACTATCGAACTGGGAATCCCCTCCCTGCCGCTATACATACCGTATTGAAGGACGCCGCCTTGATCAACTTCACGGAAGTTAACCCCGATTTGTGATGAGATCTCATCCAGCATTGAGCGGATGGCGCTGCGCTGATCCTGGCTGAATGTTTGGAAGCCGTAGACTTGGTAACTAACCGAGGGGCTTGAGAGAAAGCTGTACGTAATTTCTGCCCCAGTACCTGGTCTGTGTTGCAGCGCCAGGCTTTCTTGAACCATCTCTAGAAGAGCGTCAATTCGAATATCCCCAGTAGCCATTTTTTGCTCCTTGCTTGCATAGGCGGGCATATCTTCTGGCGCCCGAAAACTGGCGTTATATCACTTTGACATCAGTCTGGATACTTGTTACTACCTTTGGGAGTCATGTCTTGAGCCGCTTCACCACCACACTGAAAACCGAGCAGACCGACCGGCGCACGTACACGCTGCTCGCTGACCTGGTGCTGGCCGACGATGACGAGCGCACGATCATCGTGCCGGCCGGATTCGTCACTGACTTCGCCAGTATCCAGGTGCTGCACAACGCCTTTCTGTTCGTGCTGTTCGCCCTGGTCTCGGGGTACGGCAACTACGCGGCCACTGTGCATGACTGGCTTTACTTCGGTGGCCAGGTTAGCCGCAAGGAAGCGGACGCGGTTCTTTACCGGGCGCTGCGCGCGGAAGGCGTGGCCCGATGGCGAGCCTGGCTGTTCTGGGCTGGCGTCCGAATAGGCGGCGCCAAGCACTACACCAAGACCCCGACAAGTTCGGGGTTTTCTTCGTCTGGAGATAGCAAATGAACTGCAATCAGGGAACTTACGGCGCTGGCGCTTTAGCTGTTGACCCACCATGCAGGAGTTCCTGCGGGCAGGGATACGTCCTCCACTCCTGTAATCAATCCAAGACCTATGGCGGCGGCGGGGGAAATTATTTTGGCAGTCCCACGCAGGCAGCCATGTATATCAAGGATCTCGTCAGCGCCCTTGGTCCGCTCCAGCACAATGTCAGCATAACGCTCCAGGTCGGACTCCAAGCTCATGGCATGCTCGGACAGGCGGGAATGGTCTACCTGGCCGCCGGCGTAACTCCAGTGCAAAGGATGGAAAATGAAGCGACTACTAACTGAAGCGGTTCGACGATCAGCAGCGAGGAACGCGATGTTGCCCATTGACTCGACACTACCCAGATTGTGCATGTGAACCGGCACCGGGAGAGAGCGAATGAAGTTGTAGAGCGTAAATCCAAAAACAGTGCTGCCGCCCTCGGAAGACATAAAAACCTGAATCTCTGTGGCTCCTTGGTGTAGCGCCTGCAGGCAGTTCCCTTGGAATATGCCAACTGTTGATGCGTTGATAGTGCCAGTGAAATATATCGCGTGCGTTGTCATTGTAGCCTCCCTGCATTGATGAAGGCGCAACGCTACTACTCCATTCGCATTACCCGTTACTGGTTTTAAAAACAGCCTGTACACCTAATCAGTTCTGATAGCGACTACAAATTTCAGCTATTTGGCCCGCCAAGTGCGGGTATTTTTTTGCCTGGAGAAAGCCATGCCCATCACCGAGCAGCAGCTGCTGCAGATCCTCCCGAACGCCGGCCGCCAAGCCGGCGTTTTTGTTCCTGCGCTAAACGTGGCCATGAACAAATTCGCAATCGTCACTCGCCTGCGCATCGCCGCATTCATCGCCCAGGTCGGCCATGAGTCTGGCCAGTTGGTCTACGTGCGTGAGATCTGGGGGCCAACCCCTGCCCAGGCCAAGTACGAGGGGCGCAAGGACCTGGGCAACACCGTTGCGGGTGACGGCTTCAAATACCGTGGGCGCGGCCTGATCCAGATCACCGGCCGGGCTAACTACGCCGCGTGCGGGGAAGCCCTGGGCCTGGACCTGCTCAGCAAGCCAGAACTGCTCGAGCTGCCGCAGCACGCCGCGATGTCGGCGGCTTGGTTCTGGTCTACGAAAGGCCTGAACACGCTGGCGGACAAGGGCGATTTCGTGAAGATCACTCGGCGCATCAACGGTGGGCTCAACGGCCAGGCCGACCGCCAGGGGCTGTACGACAAGGCGCTGAAGGTGCTGGCATGACTCCGGCGCAGAAGCTGGCAGGCTTGGGCCTTGTGGTGATTCTGCTGCTGGTGTTTGGTGCTGGCGGCGGCGTATGGCTGGCAGCCAGTCATTATCGCCCGCTGCTCGATGCTGCCAACCTCGACTTGGCCACCACCACCTCTGCGCGCGACAACCTGGTTGAACTGGCTGGCGAGCAGGGTCGGAAGCTCGGCGAGCTGGTGCAGGTCGGGAAGGATCGCGAGATCGCTGCCGCCCTAGCCCAAGAGAAGGCCAGGCATGAGTCGCAGTCAGACTATGCGGCGGCCAATCAACTGCTGCGCGAGCGAACCGGCGGCGATCCCGCCCAGGCAGCCGCAGCCATCATCGATCAGGAGCTGGGCCTGTGAACAACAATTGCCACTGCAAAATATTCCGGAAATTATTCCTGGCGGTGATCGTTATTGCTTTGGCCGGGTGCGCGAGCCGGGAGCCCGAAGTGCGCACCGTGCGAGTGGAGGTGCCGGTGCTGGTTCCGTGCAAGACGCAAGAAGTCACCGCTCCATCATGGGCGTCAGCCGGGTTAAAGAAAGCTGACTCGCTGGAGATGAAGGTGAGGGCGCTGCTGGCTGAGCGTCGGCAGCGGATGGGGTACGAGCGGGAGTTAGTTGCAGTGGCGGCGGCCTGCCGTTGAGTCAGGGCGCTAATTTTCGGGACCTACATTCGTGGTCGCAAAAATCAACATGCCCTCAACTCATGTAGGAAAAACGGAATAGGACTTATCTGCCAGCCAACGCAAAAAGCAAAGCCCCGGAGGTTCGCGGCTCCAGGGCTTCTATTTTCGCCTCCATCCCTTAATGGCTGACGAACGTGGCTGGGAGATTACCAGCGACTTTCGGATATTTCACTACTGCGATAGGTGGATTGCGCTTGGTCGGCAGGACGCCGAGGAGAGGGCTAACGGGCTGAGCGGCACTCTCATGTACTGATGTATCTAGGGCTATTCGGCTGCGACGAGCGGCGATCGGAACAGTGAGCATTATGAGGCAGCACGAATAGCGAGATGGGCCTATTCTTCAGGGGTGGTTTGACGCGCATTCAGCGACAGTTACTCCTATGACAGGCCATTTTGTAATGTCAGTGACTTATCTGCCATTGGTGATCTGGAACAAGCATTGGGAGCTCGACGGCTCTCGGGTGCGATGCCGATATTGTCTGCGCGCTCAGGAGCTCACGGATACCAGAAGCTTTGTTCATGCCCTTGGGTGTGAGGCTTGGGGGCTGCAAGCTCAATACCCTAGTCGTGATCTGGAGACCATTGTGGGGCATAAAATTCGCCTGGGGCTGTTTTGATACGAATTAGGAGTGGTCTATTTTGGTTCGGCAGGACGCCGGAGATGGGCTAAATAGGCTGCGTGACTTTTGCGTGACTCTCTCACGAACCTATATGTATCTATGGTTATTCGATTGCAGCGAGCACCAGAGATAGCGGCCATGTTTAAAGGGTTTGCAATGCCATTGCGGGCATGGGGTGCTAGGGGTCGAGTGTTCGAATCACTCCGTCCCGACCATATTTTTCAATGACTTAGCCACCTTATTGGTGGCTTTTTCATTTCTGCCCTAGTTACATTTCGAGTGACCTTGGGTTTTCCTGTTATCCCTGCCTCCTCTTCAGGATCGTCAGCGCTGGTGCGCGTGAGTCGGTCACTGAATAAGCGTCCAGTAATCCCATCCCTTGATCCTTAGGCTGCACAGCGCTGCCCACTCAGCACTGACACATCAGCAACAAAGCAGATGACCGAATACCTAAAAGCAGCTGCATTAACCGGGCTTTCTAGGTGAGGCTATGGTCGGGCTGCTCTGCTGCGGGTCATATGGATGAGTGCTGATCTACGACTATCCAGAGAAGTTCTCTCTTCGACAGCAAAGGGCAAGAAGCCTAGTTTTGGATAAAGCAGCAAGCCTGCTGTATTTTCATTGAAGCACGAGATCTGCACCTCTGTGGCGTCATAGCGGTCGAATGCCAGAGCAGTCATCGTCTCCACGATGAGTACAAGTGCTACGGGTTCATTGAAACTTGAT